GGTAGAGGCGGAACCAATAACCTGGCCAGCAGGGAATCCCACATTGCCACCATCGCCGTCCAGCGCATTGCCGGTGGCCGCAGTGATAATCACGTCATCCACAGCGCGGGACATGTTCATGCCTAGGTTGGTCACAGAACTGGACTTCGGATCGATGAGCATCTGAACGATATCTTCTTGCTCGACAACCTCGCCGGTGTCATACGTGCCGATCAGGGTCTTACGACGGGTCCAATCCAGGCCATCGGTGGAATCAACGGCGCCAGAACCATTGCCGCCAGCAGGCGATACCATGCGGGGGCTGGACTTGACGCGATAGTCAGACGCAGCCAAGCGATCCCAGTTGTGGGCTTCGGACTGTTTGTTGACGGTGGTTACGAACTGACGCAGGCGGGTGTTGCGCTGCTGGGCGAGGTGGCGGACATTGCTCTCGAATGTCTCGACATAAGCATTGGATACTGAGATAGCCATGGTGGCCTCCGGGTAGTTAAAAACGATTGTCTAGTCGTCTTTCAGCTACCCGGAACCCGGACCTACTTGGCTGATGATCCGCTCATCTTGGCGGGGAGGCGGCTGACCCGAAGGACCGCACCCATTTTCAATAGCTTAGCGCGTTTTCGGCCCTTGCGCCATTTCAATGTATTTGACCCGCTTCTCCAGCAGGCGAGTATAGGCGGGCGAACCCTGTTCCATATCGTCCAGGCGATTCAGGATTTCATCCGCACGTTCTCGGGCCTCCGCCGGGGTCAGTGCTTCATTACTACCCTGCTGATTGACGATCTGACTGCCTTCATGCCCGAGGGCCTCACCCATCTTGTCGAACGCTCGCCAGTCTTCAGCGGATAGATTGCCGTTCTTCACCGCATCCTGCAGGCCGGGGCTAAACCCATTCTCCTCCATCACTCGCAGGATCCGGCTGGACCGTGGCCCCCAGGCTACGCCCATTTCAACCTGCAGCTGCTTGATGCCATCCACTCGTTCGTTATTAGCCTCCACGGCCCGCTGGTGGCCCGGGGCTATCACGTCCTGCAGGAATCCCGAGAACTGTTCCTTGGTCATGTTGTTCTTGAACGCGGCTGCCCGGTACTCACCCAACAACTCATCGGTGAGCATCCCTTCTGGCACTCCCTCCGGGGCCTGGTAGTCAGTCGCCTCCTTCGGCTTGCCCAGGGTGCTGAACATCTTTGACCGCGCCTCTGGCGTATCAAGGTCCGACTTACGCATCAGCTCGGGGGCCCTACGCTCCACTTTTTCGTAAAATGCGTCCCAATCCTTCTGCCCTGCCTCCTCGCTGGGCACCCGGATGCTATTGCCCAGGAACTGCTGCTGATCGACAAACTGCTTGGCTAGGCTGCTGACATCGCTGACATCTTTCAGCGAGGTGGCTTCCCGGATATCTTCAGGTAAACTCGCTCGCCAATCTCCCCCAGTGTCGCCGCCGGCACCAGAATCAGTATTACCACCGCCGCCGTTATCAATGTCGCCAGTGCCGCCAGGATCACCGCCGGCACCGCTGCCAGCCCCATCGCCAGGGTTTTCATCTTCATACCTGTAGCTCAATTTCATCGTCAAATGACTCCTCTGTATCGCACAACCTCTTTATCTCCAGCATCACTGATCGCTGACCGTCCCTGAATGCGGTGCTGAAGGGATCACCCGGCATGTGCGCTACCCGGTGATCAAATCGTTCAGCAAGGATATGCAGCAGATCCTGCCCGCCATCGGATCGAAGCGCGATGCGGGCCCGGCTCATGCGGCCCCGCTGATCTCTACGGCGTTCTTTGACGGTACTCACTGCTGCCCGCCTTGTGCAACTCCACCGATAGACGCTATGCCACTCCCGGCATCCTTGAGTGTCGCGGCGCCCTGCGCCATAGTGGCTTGCTGCTGGGCCTGCTCTGCCGCCTGCTTGTCCGCCTCGACCGCTTTATCAACATCTTCCTTACCATTCAGTGCTTTAGCTGGGACACCACGGACACCAGCATACTCGCGCATCGCAGCAACTGGGTCAGGCAAGTGCCTAACGTCAGGGAATATCTCGGCCATCTGCGCTGTCACATTCATGAAGTCCAGAATAGCCATCGCATCGCTGTCTTTCTGCGCCATCGGCATGGGTCCGGTGTACTCAATGTCCAGCTGGGCACCGGCTTCGGATACCACCGGCGGGATCTCAGGCAGTAGGCCTTCTCGATACAGGATATTGAATGTCCGGCTGATCACTGGGTCTAGCAGATCGGATTGAATGCGTCCCAGGGTAGGACCAAGAAGCCGCTGCATAAGCTGGCGCCTGGCGTTGACCTCGGTCGCCGTCATCTGCGGCGATTCTTTCAAATCAAGCTGATCCTGAAAAAACGACTCCCGAATAAACTTCTGCAGTGCGGCAATGGTGTTCTCTGCCCAGTCCAGACGTGGGACGTCATGGATAGGTTTGATCTGCCCGGTCTCTCGGACCATTGTCACGCCACCACGGCTGCGGTCCAGGTCGGTGAATAGGCCGGCCTCTGCCGCCTCCAGCGGCGGGTCTACCATCTTGGCTAGAGCCTCAAGGCTGGACTCACGAATCTCGTTGGCCGTCATGATCATGCTCATGCAATCAGTGCCAGGTGCATGACCCCACTTCGACCCGCTGGTCTTCCTGAAGCGGGTGATGTAGGCCGGCATCTCGTAATATCCGCCCTCCTCTCCAAGCATCTCCTTGGCCGATGCCAGGATATACTTAAACCCAAAAGGCCTGGCAGAGGGTGCCAACTGCTTACTGGTGTCCGCGTCTTTGCGCTCTTTCCTGGGATAGATGCAGAAAATAACCGCATGCCTGTTGGTAGCTGACTCCGGCTTATCCAGGTCATCAGTGATCTGCTGCGGCAAGTCTTCTTCCCCGAACTTGTCAACGATCTGCACCGCAGTCCACAGCAGCTTGCGGTAAATCCGGTAGATCCCGCCGACTGAGTCCTCTTCAAAGAATAGCTCTTTGATCGGCACTGACTGAAAGATCAGCTTCTTCTCGTCATCGTCCATTTCTTCAACGAGCGCCGCCGTTCCCATAGTGGTCAAATCGGTGTAATGCTCTGCGATCTCCAGCGAGAAGTTGCTCTCCTGCAACGCCTGCCATACGGATTTGCCGCACTCTTCCAGCCACTCAGTGGCAATCTTGTCTTCATTCAAGCCATCTAACTTGAATCGCAGATCAAACCACATGATCGAGGGAGATGTCAGGTTGCTATGGATGGCAGCTGCAAGGTTCTGCGCTGCAATTACCGCGGTGCTGTCATAAATGCTGCGGATTCGCCAGTCTACTTCATCCTCGCTGGACTCATTCGAGTAGAAGTCCCCGCGATACGGCGCAACAAAACGCTCTATATCATCCCACTGCTGGACAACTGAACTGGTACGCTCGCTATCCAGGGCCTCTTGGCGCTTTACGATTTGTTCTGGGGTCATAGCTTCTCACCATTTCGAGTTAAAGGCTTGATGCTCTTCTCACTGAACACCACGTAATTGCTTGTCCTTGGCCCTGATTTGACCGACCGGCTGCCCTGGTCAAGGTATTTGATGCCGGGAATACCCATGCGGCGCAGGAATGCAGATGCGCCCTCTTTCGATCCAGATGCCTCAACGAGATCATCGTAGAACTCGGCCCCCGATAGGCCATTGTTAAACGGCTCATCGTATACCCGATTCCAGGCCCGCTTGATCTTATCCAGGGTCTCGCCAGACTGGTCTTTCAGTTCTTTATCCCAATCAAGCATCTTGTCTATCGTGGTGTCTGGTAGGTCTAGTTCGTAGAGGTGGCCTTTGTCCACATTAGTCACCTCTAATTGATCCCCGTACTTATCGAGAAATGAGCGCTCTTGCAGAACGGCCTGCTCTTTCAGCCGAGTGGGCAACCCGTCTATTTGCGCCTTTGCCTCCTTAACTCCACCGACATTCTGTACTCGCTGGATTGCACTCCGCACAGAATACCCTGGAACACCAATGTCTTCCGCAACCCTTTGTAAATCGAGACTATGGGTAACATCTGCACCCTTTGAAAGGGCCTCCCGATATATATTGGCGGTATCTCTCGCCCCTGCAGTGTAAAACCCGTGCCCGTACATTGATGCGCCCTCACCAGACCCAACCTGCCCCAGGTCCACCTGACTCCATTTGTGCGGTGAGCCATGAAACACTGTGGCGCCGATACCCGCCACCTTGCCCATCGGGTTGACCATATCGAATACCTGATCCATCACCCCAGGCTTCGCACCGACTGGCTTGCGCTCGCCCGCCATGTAGCCCGCAACTGGGGCCGATGGGAATAACTCTGTCTTACCCTGAGCGAAATCCCAAACATCACCCATGTTCTTGACCACATTCTGAACAATCGGGTTACGCTTTATTGGGTCAAGCATGCTCACAACAGGCGGCATTGATCCGTTGGCTTTTAACAGTGACTCGCCTAGTCCCATGGTTATCTCCTGGCCCGTAGGCCGCCTATAGCTCGCGGCCTGTGCCGCCCTGATGGCCTGTGTATGCCGCCGCCTACCACTCTGTCACCCTCGCCGGCCCCCATCATCAGGTATTCCCCCGCCTCACAGACATGAGAATAGATGTTCTTCTCAGGGCTATCAGCGTACCGCTCACTGCCGACCACCTGAAGGCGACGCATCTTATACCCGCCAGCTAGCCCTTTACGAAACATCTTGCACTTCGGAGAGACAAGAATACCCGGCCTACCTGCCATCGTCAGGCGCTTCATCGGCCCAGCCAGTGCGTCATGGCGTACCAGCGGGTCATTGGTCCAGGCTGGGTTGGCCCGCAGACCAGCGGCCTCCAGCACCTCAAATATCTTCTTTTCGTCGGTCTGCGCCCGGTTGCTGCCACTGGGATCACCAGTAACGATCAGGCGCTTATTACTCTGCGCGGCTTGCGGGTAGGATTGCTTTATCCGCAGCGTGATCTCGCCGGCAAACCGTTCGGCGCCCATATCGTCAGTCACTAGCTCATCGATGCATTGCCATTGGCCATCCTCCTGCTGCTGCGCGAACACAGCGGCTGGGGTGAGTCCGAAGTCCAGGCCCAGATAGAGAGGGAGTTCTGGTCGGTACTCCAGAGCGGGTGGCGAGGAATGGATGGAGTCCTGGTACTCTGGGTACATCGGTCGGCCATCCTGGACGAAGCCGTAATTGGCATCCACATAAACGCTGATCCAGGCATCATCGGCACCCTGGCACATGGCTTCATAGTAATCCGGCACCAGGTTGGCTAGATTCTCTGCCTCTGCACTCCTACCACCTGGCTGGCGGAATATCTGCCACCCCTTTGGCCTATCCTCTTCAAACGTGCGATACCACCAGTGATCTTCATCTGGCGGGTTGGTATCCATGATCAGGCCATACCAGCTAGGGCCTACCCCGTCGCGCATCGATGGATAGCGGCCCAGCCTGCCTCGCAGTGCCTTGATGATTGAGAAGGCCCAAAGCTCCCGAGCTTCGTTGACCCATGCCCCGGTGAGTTCCAGGGACAGCAATTTTTTTATGTCATCGGCTTTATCCAGGGACCGAAACAGGATCTCAGCACGAACATCGCCCACATTGATCTCCTGGACCATCTTGGATTCACGCCACCGGCCCATTTCAGGCGGGAACCAGTCATGCCAGGTTTTAACTGTGGTGTCTTCCAGCTCCCGGTAGCTGTTGCGGACTACGGCCCACCTTGAGCGACGGAACCCGTCCGGGCCCTTGGCCTGCTCGGAGCAGCGGCGGATTATCTCAGCGCAGCAGCCTACGGATTTTCCCGAGCCAAAAGGCCCCATGAGCCCACGCACAGAGGCATCTGACTGGTGAAATCGCCAGATCGTCGGGCTTGATCGGTACTCAATCGTCTTCAACGGCTTTGGGTGCGTGCATCACGAAAGTAAACGCCTGGGCCCCTTCTGGATCCAGAGTGACCTGCTTGAGCTTTGGGGTAACATAGGGCGCCACCTCCTTCGCCGCGTTGAATCTGGTCAGTAGGTCGTTGCTCTCATCATTGGCAATGCCAGCCATCTGAACCACTGGATGCCAGCCTGGATACTTCTCGTCAAGTATCTGAAGGAGCTTGCGTTTCGGTTTATTCAGTGACCCCGGCGGTCTGCCTGGCTTGCCTGTCATTTCTATATCCCAGTATCCTGATGATTCATTGATTAATTATACAATATAACAAGCACTTGCGCTCAAACAAGTGATTCCCGCTCCCACCACCGCCCACACAAGCAATACAATCGCTTGCTCGATCCCCTGATATTGAGCGAGCCACACGGGCA